TTAATCTCCAATTGTTTCTTCTCTTTCTGTATTCTACGTAAGAACGCGTAGTGAATAATTTGTGTGAAATAAGCAAACGGGTTTTGAGACTTTTCAGGGTTGAAATTGTGTATGTATTGTACGCAGTTTTCAATGCCATCTGATACCATATCCTCCTTAAACATGTAATTTACAAAGTTTGGTTTAAAAGATAAATGAGTAGCAATCTTTAAAAAACATTCCCCAATATATCGAGGTATTCTCGGTTTTTCTTTACCTTGAATTTCTGCAATTTCAATGTCTTCTCTATGTTTAATTAAGGCTGCAAGAAATTCCTTATTATTTACATAATGTTCGGATCTTTTTCTTCTACCCATAACTCTTGCAGGACTCATATCTTTACTCTTTATTATGTAGTAATTATAGCATTCAACACAATAGTTGACAAGGTATCAAAATAGCATTAGAATAACTCTGTCGGGTTTGATGGGGGGAGACTCGTTAATTATCTTTAAAGAGTTTCTCTAATGATTTTTTTGCTTCACTAATGGTAGAGATATATCCCATTTTTCTATCTAATTTTTTTCTTGGATTATATAAATGATTTTGTTGCTGAGAAAAAGCTTCATGCATAGAAATTGTTTCTAGATCTGTAGATTCATTTAATGTAAGAACATCATCTAAATTAACAACAAAAAGATCATCTTTACTAGTTCTTAACCAAGGTTCCACTCTATAACCTTGAACACCTCCTCTATTTTTAACTTTTTCAATAGTAACAGGATCTGATAATAATAAGAAAGTTCTATCTTCTTCTTCGCTACAAGATACCTTAGCGAATATTTCTTCACCAGATTTAAATTTTATAGTGGCATAAAAATCGTCTTCCATCATTTTTTTATTTGAATAGTAATTATTTCATAGTTAAAATTTTCTTCATTGTAAATTTTAATTCTTTCAATGAGATGATTGAGAGTATAATTTTTCTTCGAATTATAAGTACAATCATCTCCAATGTCATATAAGATTGCCTTTACTTTGTCTTTACCTTTTCTAAGAACCCGTCCAATTGATTGGAGATTACGGACTCTGGACTTTGAGGGACTGGCGAAGATGACGTTGTGCAACCGCTTAATGTTGATCCCAGTACTAAAAGTGCCATAACTGGCAACAATAATTGCATTTTTTTCATTTTCAGTAATCTCCCTAATTGATTCTCTTTGTTCAGCATCAATTCCACCATGTACAAAGAATACTTTACGGTCAGTATGCTTGTTACTATTTATCTTTTCATAAAGTATTGCTCCATGAGTTTCTACTCTACTGTATAAAATAAGAGTATTACCTTTAAGATCTAATGCAAGATTTGTAATAAAATTATTTCTTTGTTCATGGGTAATTAAATATTGAATTTCATCTTCATAAGTTTCGAATTTTTTAGGTGGATGTTTAAGTACTAAACATTGAATATCTAACTGAGATAGATGTCCTTCTTTCATCAATTTCTCAGTTTTAGTTACCTTGTATGATGGTCCAAACAATCCCTCTAAGACCCATTTATGAGTCTGTGTCCCATCTAAAGTACCAGTAAAACCAAATCTATACTTAGCATGTTCTAATTTAGTCATGATATTGACTAATGACTTACTCTTGAAAAGATGTGCTTCATCCCCTATAATGA